CTTCAAAACTATCTAAAATAAATTGTATTTTTTCAAAGCCTGGTTCAAAACCATAAAAGTCTTCGGTCTTGGCCAGATAAGCATAGCCATGTTTTTCAGCATACTGGACCTTGTTGCCTTCCCAGGTTTCGTCGGCTAGTTCTTTATACTTATCATCGTGCATTGTCGCTAATACTATCATGTTAATCACCATTTAAAATTAATTGGATTTCTTGCATTTTTGTTACGAGTTTAGTACCCCACAGATCCCAAACTGTGTTGTCCAGTACATCATTGTAGTCATAATCATGAAATACGCTGTCAGGTATCTGAGCTCCTGGTGCATCGGGTGCACGATCTGCTGTTGAACCCCGAGCCTGTTTTACGGTTTTAAAATACTCCCAGCTCTTGCACTGATAATGATTGATCCTCAGTGGTGTATGTATGACTGGTTCAGCAGGATTATGGCCGGCCCAGGCTGGTATTAAATTGCCGGCTAGATTATAGGTTCCATGTTCGGTTGTGAATATGTGTGGATTGGTTCCCCGAACTGCTCCGGCTAGGCCCTGTCCACGTACAATGCTTTTGTAATGATGGTTAGTGCTAAGGTCTGCATGACCACGATGGTTAAAATCGCGTAAAACATATTCTGGATCAGCAACATGGCCACTAGACCCATAAGCGCACCAATTAACACCAAGAGCACTTCCCTTAAAGTTTTTTTCGTATTCATATAATATATCCTCAACGGTTCGACCAGTATCACTAAAATAAAATTCATCCATGTCGGCAAAGATTAACCAATCTACTGTGGGCAATACTTGGGTCAGTGCATGCTCCAGCATGGGATAATGTACATTATATCCTGTTCTGTAGTGAATGTCAATACTATAACCAGCAGCCTTCAAACGTTTCCAGATGCTCTGTGTATCATCGGTGCTCTGATGGTTATAGATGACAAAATGATTTACACCATTGAGTAAATAATAACTAAACCATTCTAAAATATATTTTGCTTCGTTGCGTTGCATGCTGGCAACGGCAATTTTACGCCCAGACGTCGTTCCAATTTCCACTTAAAGCACCTTTTGCATAATCTGTAACACGGTTTTCAAAAAAGTTACCATGAACCGGAGCATTGATCATCTCTTCGACCCAGGGCAATGGATTTTTCTTGCGTTTAAAGATACCTTTTAGCCCCAGACTAATCAATCTGCGGTCAGCAATGTATCTGATGTATTCTTTTACGTCTTCCTGTTTAAGGTCGCGCATTTCTGCATTGTCAAAACTTAGTTCAATGAATTTATCTTCCAACTCAACCATTTTTTCTGCTATGGTATATATGCGACTTTTTAGATCGTCATTCCAGATTTCGTTGTTCTCTTTGATGAATGTCTTGAATAACTTAATCATGTTTTCAGCATGCATGGTTTCGTCTACGATTGACCAGGTAACAATCTGGCCCATGCCCTTCATCAAACCATGACGAGGAAAATTAAGAAGCATAATAAAACTACTAAACAACTGCATGCCCTCTGTAAAAGCACTGAAGACGGCGATGTGTGTCGCAGTTGAAGCCGTGTCACCGTTTCTCGAACTGAGTTCCGTAACATAATCGTGTTTGTCCTTCATGGCCTGGTATTCCAAGAACTCATTGTAGGTGCTCTCGGGCATGCCCAGGGTTTCGATTAAATGACTATAAGCAGCTATGTGTAGTGCTTCACGAGCCGCAAAGCCCATGAGCATCATTCTAATCTCAGGTTGTGGGAAATAGGGCAGATAGTTTTTAACATATCCCCCAGCTACGTCAATGTCACCCTGAGTGAAAAAGCGAAATATGTTGGTCAAGAAATGTTTCTCTTCCGCGGTTAATTTCTTTTTCCAGTCTTTTACATCTTCCATCATGGGCACTTCGGTATGTAACCAATGTGCCTGTTCGTGCTTGAGCCATGCATCATATGCCCAAGGATAATTAAATGGTTTAAAGTATTCTCTATTGTCTGTTAGTTTTTGTGTCATTTTTTTTTATTTATTACCTGTTTAGATTTTAAAGTTAACGCTAGAATCACCTATACCTATATTTCCTGTTGGAAATAAATTAAATGCTAACGAATATCTATCATCTTTACCAGAATATTTACTAATTCTATGTCTTAGTGTACTAGGAAAAAACACAAGAAGATTTTTTTGTGGCTGAATGACAATTCTTTTGCTTGTTAGAACATTAAATTCAGTAGGGTCATTAACCAATATAGTTGCTTGTTTAATACCGTCATCGGTAATCAGTAAATTTCCGCCTTCAAAATTATCATTTTTATAAAGCACTGCGCTATAGTAAGAATTTCCATGACAATGATATTGGCAAAATCCACCTGTTTCGGTTTTTGTTATCCATGATGTAGTTATATCAAAATTGGTATTTTGTAATTTAAGAGTATCATTTTTAAATTTATAAAAATAATCCAACATTATTTTTTTAACATTGGGTAGCGTGTCTAATATTTGCATGTTTTTGGTGCAATAAGTTAAGTGTGAATCTTCTTCAGTATTAGATTGAAAAAAATCTAAATTTTCAATTTCATTCCACAGAGTAGACATATTTTCAGATACATGAACTGTGGCTATGATTGATGGGAAAGCTGGTATTATTTCAAAGTCATACTTGATGGACATACTAGTTGCACCAGCTAGATTTAGCTTCGCCAAAGTATGGACGAGCTAGATTATTTTTAATCAGCAACTGACTTAATCTCTGACCATCCAAGATGACATCTCCTAATACGCGTCCACCAAATTTGTCCCAATCTACTAACTCAACTTGAATCTGTTTAGCATTGGCTACGGCTTTCTTAGTAAATTCTGTTGCTGCAGCACCACCTGCTGCTTCTCGATCACATTTGGCACGAGGAGCTTTTTCTGGAGTATCTACACCCAGAATACGTATACTTAATTGCTGTTTAAGTGGAGCTGGTAAATATGGAGCTTCTATGACTACTGTATCACCATCTTTGACTGCTGTAACTTTAAAATTGTGTATGACACCTGCAGCAGGCTTAGCCCAGCTACTAGTGAGGGGCATCAATACGAGTGTGGGTAATAACGCTGCTAATAAAAGAATTTTTTTCATGGTTGTCCTTGTTGATTAGTTCTGTTGAATGTTGTGGTATTTCTTGGACAGGATCGGATAGATTACGTTTAAGAGCTTCTAGCTCATAGGTTCGTTTTCTAAGATCGCTGCTACTGTATGTGTGTTCTCTTGGATGATAATATAATTCTATGCCTCTGTCAATACAGTACTGTTTGCCTGTAAAGTCTCGGTTTAGATATTCTTCACTTAGAAAGCGTATGTGAATGGTCTGTGTCATGATCAGATTTAATAACTCAGCTTCGGTATCATAAACTAGGATCTCATCAACATAACGACAGGCCTGTAACTGCACGTATCGTTCATAAATGCTCTGCACGGGTCGATTCTTTACGCCTGGGCGATCCATGGTTGGGTCGGTCTGCAGAGCTACTTTTAAATAGTCGCAGCGTTCCTTTTCCATTTTAAGCATGGTAACATGTCCAGCATGTAATAGATCAAAACTACTGCAGTTAAATCCTATTTTCATTACCAATGTTTCCAAATGTTAAGTATAATATGTATGCAGGTTATCATTTCAACTGCGCGGAAAAACCACCAAACTTTAGGATTGTTCATTTAAATAAAGGCCCATGTGCCCAGGTAACCAGGCTGTATCTGCGACCTGATTTAACTGGAGTTACTTCGTGTAGTATGTTGCTGGGAAATACTATCACAGTGCCTCGTTCCCGGGGTACTGTCAGTGGCTTTTTATGACCTACATGCAGTTTTAAATCGCCACCAGTATAATCATCGGGGTCAGATAGCTGTATGGTCATGCTTAACTTACGACTGGTCATCTGACTGACTATGCCATAGGCACAATCTACATGAGGACCATAAAATTCTCTGCGTCCAGCATCATAGCGAGTAAATTGTAAAGGCTCAAACTGATCTAAATCAAATCCATAGTTTTCCTGATTTAATTTAACAAACCCTGCAATTATGGTGTCAAATATCCATTGACTTTTTTCTGTTGGATAAATCCAGCTGATCTTACAGGTTCGAGTACGGGAATCATTTTCACCCTGAGCCAGCCGACTTTCTTCCTGGATCTGTTCATAGCCTAGATCTATGATGCTGTTTAATTGAGCCTCGGTAAATACCCGAGCCGCAACAAACGGTTCTATTTTTGCTTCGCGAAGTTTCAATTATTCCTCTTGTAATACTGCTTTTTTTGGATAGGGAACATAATTAAAATTAATATTACATCTTACCCGTTGATCCGTACATGTTGTGCTTTTATGCAAAATATCAGTATTAAATTCAACAAACCTATTAGCAACAGAATCGACAATCAATCCATCTTTAAAAATTGTTTTGCCATTGTTATCATTAACATAATACATAGCAGTTTTAAATTTAACATTTTCATAATCTGTATGATAATCATGTTCCACTATAGTTTCAGTTCTTGGATAAAGATTGGCTTTTATTCTAAGAATACTAAGTGGATTAATTTTTTTTAGTATTGGATCTAATATAGAAAAAAGTTGAGAATTCTGAGTATTATTATCATAAAATACATGAGCAAACGCAAAATCATCTATACTCTTTATACTAGTAGTATGGTATGAAGTTGCTAATATACTATCCCGATAATACCATGGAAAATTAGCAGATAATAAGTTAGTACTAATTATGTTATGTGCATCTTCTGGTAAAAAATTATCGTATATTTTATAATGTATACCTTCAATCATTTTAACCCTCGCAGGCCAAACACTCGTTGCCTTCGGCCAGAGCAGTTAGATCAATTTCCTTGATGACTTCGCGTTCAATGCGTTTGCTTACCTTGTCTGCCTTGGCAATTTTATCGCTGCGGCAATAATACATGGTCTTCAAACCGGCCTTCCAGGCCTGGAAATGAACTGCATGTATGTATTTGATGTTACTGTCTGGGCGGAAGAATACATTTAGACTCTGGGCCTGGTCTATGTATTCCTGACGATCTGCTGCATGCTGTATGATCCAGCGTTGATCAATCTCCATGGCAGTCTTGAACACATCTTTGGTATATTCGTCCAGATAGTCCAGATGCTGTACAGATCCATCATTGGCAATAATACTGCTCCAGGCTTCGTCATACTTGTCGCCGGCCTTTTGTTTTAGAATAACGTCCAGATACTTGTTCTTGTTTAAATGACTGCCACTCAAAGTGTCTTGACGGTAAGCATTAGCACGATAAGGCTCAATACTAGGACTGGTGTTGCCCATGATGATGCTTGTACTAGCATTAGGAGCAATGGCCAACATATGACTAAAGCGTAATCCTGTGCCAGCGGCATCAGGGGCTTCTCCTCGTTGCGCTCCGAGTTTTTTATTGGCTTCATCTAGATGTTTCCTTACATGATTGAAGATGCGTTTATTTAAACTAACAGCTAATGCACTTTCCCAGGCAAGATTTTTTCGCTGCAATAAAGCATGCCAGCCAAGAGCACCAATGCCAATGCTCCGCTCCCTAGCAGCACTGTACTTAGCCCTAGAAATAACATCAGGAGCATTATCGATAAAATATTGAAGAACATTATCAAGCATTTCTGCAATGTCTGCAAGAAACTGTGGATTATCTTTCCAATCATCAAAATACTCCAGATTTAAACTACTTAAACAGCACACAGCTGTTCGTTGTTCGTTGGTAGGTAAAATAATTTCACTACAGAGGTTGCTTTGATGAATACGAAGACCCTGATCTTTTAACCATTGAGGAAGGCGTCGATTAGATTCATCAATAAAATGCAGATAAGGTTCACCAGTCTGCATGCGCATTTCTAAGATGCGCTGCCAGAGTTCTCGGGCACTGACAGTTTCACGAACATCTCCACTATGGGGGTCTCGTAGTTGCCAGCTATCATCGGCATCTTTATCCAACATGCAGTTTTCAATAATCTGCATGAAGTCATCAGTAATGTTAATGCCATGATGCAGATTTAAACAGCGCATATTCTGATCGCCAGTTGGCTTACGCATTTCCAAGAACATTAAAATGTCAGGGTGTGAAATATCCAGGTAAGCAGCATAACTACCGCGACGAGTACGGCCTTGACGATAAGCAAGACTGCCAGCATCGTACATTTTAAGATGAGGCATAACGCCAGTAGACTTATCATCAGCAGACCTGATTCCAAAGCCAATGCCAACACCACCCCCAAGCATAGATAACCAATTAGTTTCACTTAGATTTTCCACAAGCCCTTCAGCCGTGTCCTCGATAAAATTCAAAAAGCATGATATGGGTAGTCCTCGTTTGGATCTACCAAAACTTAATACTGGTGTGGCATAACTTAACCAATGTTTGCTAGCATAATCGTACAGACGTTGTGCATGAGCATCATTGCTGCCAAAAGTTTTACTTACAAAAGCGAAACGATGCTGAGGACTGACTTCATCCTCCTTCATGTAGCTTTCTTTCATTCTGATTAGACCAAGCTCGTCAAAGAGCCCATCTCTGCTGAGATCTATCTCTAGTCCTAGATATTGCATGTTAATCCTTTAAAAAATCCATTATATAATACAGCCCAATCAGTGTCAATTAATTATGGGTTTATTTTCTTTTGTTCACGCACCCAGTCTTGCAGTGCCTTTAATTGTTCTTTTACTTCGTAGAAGGTTCCGTAGTTGAGGACGGTGGTGTCGAGGAGTCCAGAGAGCGTAACGTCTCGGGTGGTTCCTTCATTAGTTCCTGTGGTGGGGTCGGGAACGACGTTTTTTGCGGCAGCATCGTGGAGCACGATGGCAGAGCGAGGAATAGTGCAGTTAGCATCAGCTTCTTTGGTAATGTATTTAGTAACTTGTGTTCGAATTGCATCGTTTTTTTCCTTTACAACTTTGGTACGTTCAATATATTTGTAGACTACCTGTTTAGTGGCCTGATCACTGTTGGCTTTGATCTGGGCAATCTGAGCATTCATTTCATCTACTTTGTTGCGCCAGTGCATTTCGGTGCTATAACTGCCTTTAAAATAGACACCTGCTACCAGTAATACAACACCTACTAACTGTAGTACTATACTGTAGCGATTTATAAAAGGTACGAACTTTAAAAAGAAGCCTGCGATTGTGCCAGCAATACCAGCTATTAAAATGATATTAATGACCCAGGCTAAAAAACTGTCTGGTATAAAACTTAGAATCCACATATGTCCCCCTGGTCTAGTATATATATTATTCGGACTTTGTTTGAGCCAATAACGGAAATATTTTTGCTATAACCTTGGCACATTCCTGTGCGATCAGCATGTGTTCTAGCTGTGTTCCATTGGCACTGCGTACTTCGATATAATGAATCCAGCTGCGCAAGGTTCCATTAACATACATGCGACTGGTGGTTAGCCCCTCGGGCAACACTGCTCGAGCCTGTTCCTTGGCTATGCCATTTTTAAGGGCCCAGCCATAGACTTCATCACACTGGGCAATGATTTCTTTCTGTTTCTTTGCCCAGGTATGAGCCAGATATTTTTGTTCTATGTCGGCATCATCTATGCTCAGACTGTTCTGACGATTGTCTGGATCCTGCAGACGACATTCTCTGATAGCATAGGTTAGCCCAGACTGAGCGTCTGTGGGGTCAGCGTATCGCTGACTAAACTCCTGAAAACTAAAACTACGATGCCTAAGTATCTGTCGACCTATGTCACGCGTGGTTACAATCTCCAGACACACATTGACCATTTCAAATGGACTCCAGTGTTTGTGTTTGATCATGTATTCCAACAACTTGCGACTGGTGCGGCTGTTGTTTTGATTGCCTGGATTACTAACTCTGGCACAATAGGCTATGAGTTCCTGCAGATCCCGGACGTCATTTTTATCCATGGCATCGGCATGCGGTTGTGTATAACTAATTAAATTTACGGTTGCCATCTAGATCCTTTTCCATGCGTCAAATTTTAACTGTGCAGTCAAACTGCTGTAACTATTATTATCTATGAAATTTTTAACATCTATGCCCGGAGTTTTTATGACCAGTTCATTAATGTCCTTGGCACTGGTATAGTCTGGCCAAATCATGATGCGATATCCAGCCGTAATCATTTTCTGATAGATCTTGCAGACTTCACTATTGCGTGGCTGATTGTCCAGTATGAGAGTAAGCTTGGCTGAATCTAGTCCCAGAGATCCGAGTTTTCCGAATCCAGTACCACCCACAGCAATGCAATTAGCAAGAAAAAGACTATCAATAGGAC